TTTCACGACCACACCAGATGCACAGGCGGTTTTGCTCCTGCCAGCGCGTGAGGAGTTCGGTTCTGTAACTCATGTCTGCGCCTCATTCGCGGCTTCGTATTTGGCGAGGGCTTCGGTCAGGCTCGGGGCACCATCACGAGAGTAGAATATCTCAGAGCGAACAGCCTCCGCCAGTTCGTCCGCAGCCAGCACCAGCGCCTCTAGTTGTGGGACGCGGGCAATGCGGCGGGCGTTGGCAAAGCGGGTTGGCTCCCTCTCCGGTGTGTCTTTGTCGTTGGCGACCAGTGCCACAAAGTTGGCACCATCCTCGGGCAATTCGGCGGCAATTACACCATGGCATCCGCGCCCAAGTGCCGCGCTCCAATCCCCCGGCGTACCAGCTTCACGGTCGCGGCGAATGTCGTCTATCAGGCTCATGTCGTTTCTCCTTGTGTGGGTGGGGCGATCAGGGATTGCGGGCAGGCCATCTATTTCAGAGCCTTATGAGCAAGTGCATAGCAGGCGCTTAAATCCCTGTGTTCAGACGCCTCCATAATTGCCTTTAACGCAGCCCTCAGGGCCTGTTGATCGGCAACAAGATCGGCGCGGACGTACTCGGTTTGCCAACCTTCTGGCATATGTTTTTTCATGCGGACTTCGTCATCGTTCCAACTGCCGGTAGTTCCGTTTCCAGTGGCCCAAATCCGTTCTGGTGCTTCGGTCATTGGCTCGCCCCCCTGATCCGTGACGGATACCGCCCGCTGCTCTCTATGTAATCCACCAGCCTGTCAGTCTCGCTTGCGATTAGGCGCAGTGAATGCCTGTCAACGTCAGGTAGAGCCGCTGTGTCGCCACCCGCGCGAATGGCGGCATAGGCGGCGGCATTTAGGGCGCGGATTGCTTCTTGGTATGTCATTCCTGCACCTCCCGCAGATGGATTGTGCGAACAGCGCCCACAGCATACCGCTGGGCTTCTGCTTTACTGGCGTGATAAGCCCCAAGCCGCCCGTTCTGGTATATATTCACCCACCCCTCAGGTAGCGGCTCTTCCAGCGGGACGAGCTTGAGGTTTGGACGGCCAAACCTGCTGGTGCCATCCGATGTATGCCGGGTAATCCGGCCTTCCTTATCCTGCACCACTACGGGGTGTCCGGGGAGGGTTCCGTCAACGGTCAGGACGCGAACCTCTGCGGTTGGGTCGAACTCGTGAGCATACTTGTCGGTCATGTTGACCTTGAGCTTTTCCTCTTGTTCAGTGGTCATAACGCACACCGCCAAATGAAAGCCTTTTGATCCGCGCGACAGCGGCTGGAGCAAGGGCGCTTTCGATCACTTCGGTGGCCATAGCCTCATCCTCGCCACAAGCCCATGACGCGACAATTGAGATTGTCATTTCGAGCGCGAGTAGCATCACCTCTGGACTTTGCTCCCCGACGCAGATGCTCCTTGAGGCCGCCGCAGCTTTTTCAATAGCAACGTCAATCAACCTCTTCGCTTCTTTTTCTGAAATATCCATCGGTTTCCCCTTTGATTGGATTTGCACAAACCAACCTAGTGGTTAACGATCATCCATTCAATAGGTAAACGATCAATCGGCGGAATGAGTACAGATGAACCCGCTATCTGTGCGCTGTACGATCCGGTAGCCGACCGTCTCCAGCCAAGGCTCAAGGGTCGGTTCAGGCTTGCCAAAGCAGAACAGGACCGGGCGGTTCTCTGACAGGGTTCTTGTTGCGCCTGTAAGCGCGTCCTGATTGGTCTCGCCAATGACAATGAGGTCGGGCCGGGATGACCGGCTGTCGAGGGTAAAGACCTCAACCTTTGATCCTGACATGATGATCCGGTTCGATCTGCAATTGTCGGGATCATCCCTGACAAGATGACCAGTCCCAGATTTGCCAGAAAGGCCGGCGCAGTAGGGCATGACGTTCTCGGTCGAATTCTTCAAGAGCGCCCTGTAATTTTCGGGGTCAGGCTCATAGGCTTCGACCCGCCTGAATTCCGCTGACAAAAGCACCGCCGAAACGCCGCAATCCCCTACGGTACAAATCGCCTCTCCGTACCGTGAGACGTAGGCATAAGCCTCAACAAGATCACTTGCGGCCTCAATGGCCGATCCCACCCCAAACACGTCCGTCGCTGGCCACGAAAAACCAGCCGCTCCCATAGTCAATCCACGCATAATTCACCCCTTCTGATTTGCACCAGTTTACTGAGGCCAGAGCCGCTTTGATAGGTGGGATATATGTCAGTGATTGTGACCTAGTTTTCGTCAGGCAATAGCCGTCACCCGCTCCTATCCCCCGATATACAGGGATAGTTCCTACACCTCCTGACCTGTATCCACGCGATGCCTTTTGTCGGTGGCCAGCCGCTATCCCTCAGGCTTCTATCCTGACCCGCTGTTAAACGGTCCCCGATCTGTCACAGTCACTATTCTGACCTTCACCAGCCGGTGGGTTCTTTTGTCGCGTATCTGGCAAGGCCTAGTAGGAACCAGTCCCCTGCCGGGTTGGGTGAATACCCCAGATCATATCAGCGTTTTGGGCACGGGAACGCTGCAAACCGGGGGTCAGACATATTTCTTGAACGTAGGTTCATGTTGTTGTAACCCTTGTTCTGCAACACCATTACGTCTGACCATAAAATTCGGTGTCGCCACGCCCCGGTGTCTGATAAACAGCCGGGGCATTTTTCTTTTCTAGGCTCAATTTCCCCAACCGTCAATCGGTCAAAAAAAAGACCCCCGAGAATGAGGGTCCAGTTGGGGCAGAATTGTTAGGCCCGGTTTGAGTTGCCGACTAGGCGTGAGCCGCCACCGCCAGCCAACAGTGGGCCGATGATCCCTTTGACAATAAGCAGCACCGGTCTGGCGCTCTCAGCATCTGTGCGGCTCAGATCATACGATACGGAAATTGGACCGACCGACGCTGATGCGAGCCGTTCTGATGGCGTGTAGTCAGGGGTCATTGCCCCCGGTGTCACAAGTTCCCTCAGGGCTATCTCATACGTCGCCAGAACAATCTCCTTGGGTAGTCCAGAAACGGTGTACCCATTATTGTCTGTGAACACGGCGCGGGGGAAAGCTAACCCCTGATCGCGTCCGTTGACAGGCCAGCTTTTCCAAGCGAACCCTTCTGACAGGAACGTGGAGGCCCGGCGCAGCGCCTGTTCCTTCACTTCGTCCGTTCCCGTCCAGTCTGTGTTGCCCCGGTCGCTGTGATAGGCGTCAGCACCTGCAACCGCGCCGAAACTCTCAGCCGTGGCAAGCCCTGTTCCATCCTCTACGACCAAAGCCATTACTTGGAACCCCTACGCTTGACTGGTGCCTTGGCCTTGCCGAATTCAGTGTGAACCTTGGGATCAAAGTCCGCCTTGTTGATGATCCGAAACCCGCGCGGGGTATCGTCGATGATCTTGATGGTTTCCATCACATAGTTCCTTGGATCATGAAGGTGTGCGACACGAGGTTTGTCAGGTCATCCCTGATGGTCAGCCGCAGCCTCTCGTTGTTGTTCAGGATCAGCGGCGCACCAGCCTTTTCAAACGTCCAGCGAACGGCCAGAAATTCATCGCCCGATCCCCAATCCGAATGCACAACGTCAAAACACTGGCGAGACCAGCCACCTGAGGTCAGGATCGGCACGCCGTCAAGCAGATCGGTAATGACGTTTCCATCCGCGTCAACATGCTCGATCAACATGCCGTTTGTCATTGCAATCGCGTTGCCATAAGCGCCGGTGTCGAATGACCCGGTGTCCCTGACATAAACGATCATGCGAGTGAGCTTCATTGAGCCAACACCGGCAGGAACACTAAGAGAGAATTCGACCGGCGTAACGGACCCGTCCACGTTGGCTTCCTTGGCTCCGGTGCCGTCGCCGTTCGTGTCGAGGTATCTGAAAAATGAGGTAGCCATGCTGTCGCTCCGTTAAGAGAAACGGGCCGGGGGGTTAATCCCGGCCCGATCTGTTTAGCCAATGAGCAAGCCAAGGTGAGCCGGTTTGATCAGCTTGACGCCCCAGCACATGGCGACTTCGTATGTCACCTGACGGTACTGACGGTACACCGAAATCTCGTACACGAGACCCGAAACCGGATCGGCGACATAGGTCCGGTCATCAGCCTGATCACCACCATCTGGCAGGGCAGGAACACGGGCCGCGAGCTGGATCGCGTCACGGCTCATCACCATGTTGGCAACGTAGGCAGCAGTGCCAGAGGCAGCAACGCCGTCAGCACCAGCAGCGACCAGACCGGGCGCTCCCAGAACAACGTCCTTGTCACCATCGCCAGCCGCGCCGGTCGTGATGACGTACTTGCTTGCGTCGCCAGCAAAGCTGATCAGATCGCCCGCAACGTGCGTACCAGTACCAGTGTCAAGGTGAACCGTAGCGACGCCAGCGGCCACGTTGCCATCAATCAGGTAGTTGGCAGCGGTTCCCGGCGTGTGGGTCGCAATCGCACCAGAGGCGTGCATAGACGCGCCAAAGGTCTGTTCCATCGCACCAAACCGGCGAGCGGTATCATCGCCAGCTTCGTTGATTTTGAAGAACGCAGGTTGCTTACCAATGAGCTTGGCAACAGCCGCCGATCCCAGAACCGCATGACGGTCAGACTTCGGAGCGCCGTTGTCATCAAGGATACGCATGGCTTCGGACAGGTCGGTGAGGTCATCACCCGTGCCAAAAGGCGTGGTTCCCGCCGTACCGTAGGCGCGGGAGGCACCGACGTAGAGCGCGGCAAGATCAGCTTCGATTTCGTTGGTCAGGGTCCGCATGGCTTGGGCAAAACGGCCCTCAGCAATGACAGACTTGTTCTTGTCGCCAAGGCCACGGCTTTCTTCGCCGGTCAGGTTGAAAGAAACCTTGCGTTGCTTGGTGATCGACATGTCAACGTAGTCGATGGTCTGATCAGTGCCGCTTGCCGCGATGTTGGCAGCGGTAATGTCAGCAGCGGCCATCGCGCCGACAACTGGCGAACGGACGGTTGCGTTGATAGCGGCCATTTCAGCCGTTGCGTCACGAGATACGGCCTGAATGATACCAACCTGTTCACGCGACACGACATTCATCGCGTTATACATGATCGGCAGGAGGCCAGATAGAGTATTAGACATTTCCATGTCTCCTATTTTGAGGGTTTGCCTGTCAAGGCGGTGCTGGCCGTCCGACCTTCAATTTTCGCAAACGTCCGTTCGCTTTAATGGCCCTTAATCAACCACAGTCATGCCGTCGCTGACAAGAGCCTTTTGAGCGGCGGCGGGATCGGACATGGCGAGCTTGTCAAATTCGCCGCGTGTCATGGTTTTTCCGTTTGAACCGCTACCGTTGCCACCGCCCGGTGCTTGCGAGCCGTTTTGATTGGCCCCGCGCAGCATCTTGTCACGGCCCGAGTGGCTTGAAATCAGGTGTTCAATTGCCTCATCAAAGGACGCGGCCTCGCCGGGGTTTTCCGGTGAATAGATCGCATTCCCGTTTCCATCTTTCGAGACCATCCCGCCAGTTTCATCCAAGCTGAAATTGCCACCAAAGATTGCTTCGATCATGTCAGCGGGAAGGGATACCTTTTCGCGCAGGTATTCAGACCGGCTGAAAGCGCCCGTGATCTTTTCGGTGCGCAAGCTGGCCTTGAGGGTTTCGTTCTCGGCCACGACTGGCTTGTACTTGTCCTCTACGGCCTTGATCACCTCTGCCTTGACGCGCTCGACTTCGCCAGCATCGACCAGCTTCTTGTCATCAAGGTTCGACATGGTTTCAAGAGCCTTGCGAGCGGCGGCAGGGTCCAGATCGCCAAAGGCTTCCAGAGCGGTCTGTGAGGCAGCGGCCTCTTCCCGGCGCGTCTTGTTCTCGACGCCCAGATCAATGATCTTCTGGTGCATACCGGGTGGGTCGAGGGCGACCTCCTTGCCAGCATTCATGTAGATTGGTTTTCCATCCCGCAGTTCGGCATAGACTTTACCATCGGTTTCGAAAGTTTTCAGTTCAAAGGACATTTTTCATTCTCCTTGACCATCCGGTCATTTTCGCGCACGTCCGAGCGCTGTGATGTTGCCCTTATTAGGCAGCACTTCGTCATCGGAAGCCTCCTCATCCAGAAGTTCCAATTCATCCTCATCTTTCCTAAAGCTCCGGTCCAGAATTCCCCGGCGCACGGCCTCTCTAATGGCGGCGGCGGTTGAAATCATAGGCACGGCGGCTGTCGCCATTGTCAGGACATGGGCAAAGCTCTCATCATCGCCATATCCAAGGTCGAATTCAGTGTCGATCACAACGTCACCAGAGAATTCCTCTTTGACCCATTTGCCCGTGAGCGTAAGGCAGCGTTCGAGCGCCGCTTTGAGGTTCAGCGCCCATGCCTGAATGGCAGCATTGCCCTTTTGGGCGGCAAAGGCGGTTGTCACGACCGTCAGGTTTCCAGACTGCGCTGTCAGGGGCTGTCGCCCTAGCTCGCGCAATTCCCTGATTGTGTCCTTGATATTGTCAGCCAAGAACCGGAGCGATTGAGAGTTTGGCTCGATGTATCCCCATGATCCAGCCGTGCCGCTTGCGCCGACCCCGCCGTACAGGACGGTATGAGGTGAAACGCGAATGGGAACAGGCTCGCCAGAACCATCAACCTCGGGGTCGATCCCATTGGCTGACAACATCGGGAACCCTGTCAACGTCCATATATTCTTGAGGGCGCTTTCCTGCTGGAATAGCTCAACCTGCAAGTCAGCCGCGTCACGCATGGGTGGGTGCATAGTCCACGACGATCCGATACGCCGCCCGGTCGCGAACGGCACAAGGGGGATTTCGTCAATCGTCATCGCCCGAGCGGGCTGGAATAGCTCCCATTTGTCGGGTCGATCCTTGACCTCGCGCCAAAGCTCGAAAGTTGGCTTGCCCACCGCCACATCATCAAGCACTTCACGGTTGAACACGCGGACCTGCTTGACCTCTGTCTCTTCGAAGTCATCACTCATCACGGTTTCGACTTCCATCAGCCGCGCGTGAACAATCTGCTCGACCCCGGCGATAACCTGTGAGCGAACCGCGATGACGCTCTCCGCCGGGTATCTGACCCAGAACGGTCGAACCCCGGCGATGCGCTCATCCTCGACGCTGGCGTCAGCGGGTAGCTTTTCGTTGCTCGAATAGTCCACTAAAATCCAGTCGATGGATGAATTGATCCCGGCAAAGAAAACATCACCGGCGAAGCTGTGAATTGATGATCCGCGCCCGTCCACGTTGTCAGAGAATTCGATGAACTTTTCCGGCGTGTCCTCGCTCAAGACAACCTCAGCCGAGAATGGCCGCTGCGCCAAGTTCTCAACAATGTCCCGGTACACGTTTGTCATCCGAGCATTCTTGCGCCGAAATTCATATGCCTTGTCATCCTCGTCAGGGAATTGTGGCAGATAATCAGGGCGCGTCCGCATAACCTCAACACCCCCCATGATTGCCGAGACCTTAGACCAATAGGGAGCCATTGCCACATGATCGCGGGACGGAGTGCTTGGGTTTTTCATCGTTGCCTTCCTTGCTTGGCTCGCGGCGGTGCCAATGTCAGGGCCATGAACGCCCTTGAGGCCGCATCAACTTGGTCAGCAAATTTGCCAGACGGAAAACTTGCAAGCTCATTAATAAAATCGCGGTTCCAATCCCCTTTGACAAGCAAAACATTCCCCGCGTCAATCTGAGCTGCAAGAGGTGTCGCCCTTGTCACCTTGTCACCAGTCTCCGGTGTAGCGCGATAAACCAATCCTGCCAAGCTCGCCAGTAGCGACTGGACCTGAGCTTTACCGGCCTGACCGGGGTCTTGTGGCAGCGAGCCTTCGACCCCCCGGCCATCTATGGCAGCGGTGTTCTTGATCAGGGCCGTAACATCCGCCGGGCCGAGCTGACCTTTCACCACATCGACAATAACCGTTCGTCCGTCAGGTAGCCGACCGATGCGAACCCCGGCGGTCCTTGCGGCGCTCACATCAGCGGTCGCGGCCAAGTCCCACCCCCTGACCTCTCTGACGCAGACCGGCGGCGCTTGGATCACTTCCATCTTGTGGGGCTTGAACAGGCCACCCTCTCGTGGCGCTGGCCTTTGCTGATACTGGCCAGCATGTGCGAACGGACCCAGAACTTTCTTGTCGCGCTCAACCGTCTTGCGGCTGAACCGATCCGGCATAAGAAGCTCGCCCTCTTTGGTCCTTGGGTCTTTGAACCCGATAGAGGTGGTACGCGCCCGATCAGGTTCGTATTCCATCGGCAACATCAAATGCTCATACCCAAAGTCGTTCTCGAGGATGTAGCCTGACACGTCGCCCTCGTGCAGTCGCTGCATGACAATGATGATCACCGAGCTATCGGGATTATTCAGGCGCAGTGGCAGGGTCTCAGAGAATACCCGGTTCGCGGTCTCGCGCTCAACGTCAGAGTAGGCTTTCTCAGGTGACAGGGGATCATCCCAGATCACAAAGTCGCCACGCTTGCCTGTCATGCCCTTGACTGCGCTCGCCTGACGGAACCCGCGCTTGTCATTCTCGAAGTACCGTTTCTCGTTCTGGTCGCTTGTCATCTGCACTGGCCAGCGGGATTGATACCAGTCGCTTTCGATCAATAGCCGGGACTTCCTGTTATCCCTTATCGCCAAGTCCTGTTCATGTGAGGCTGACAGGATGCGCGAGTGAGGCATACCTTTCGGCCCCCATAGCCACGCGGGAAAAAACACGCCGACCATTGAGGACTTCGAGGTTCCCGGCGGGATGTTGATCAACAGTCGGCTGATCTTCCCGTCAACCGCCGCCTCAAGGTGTTCTGCCATCGCATCCATGTGCCATCCGTGCAGGTAGGTCTGACCGGGGTCGATCACGGGCCAGCCCCTCTTGAGGAAGTATGACAGAGACCGACTGCACATTTCCTTTTCGGCGGCAACAATGTCCTGAGGTGTCAGCCGCATCAGTCCTCACTGTACTCGCTGGCCTCAAGGTCGATGACCTCAGCGTTGTCCACGATTTCCTTCAGGGTCTCATCCGAAAGCTTGCTCGGGTCTACCGTCAGCTTTTCGATGTTCTCATTGATAACGTGCTTCTTGTCAGCCTGATCCAAGTGCTGTTTTCCGAGCCATATAAGCATGGCCGGATTGCGGTCATATATAGCCGCTGCATACTGCGCCCGGCGCAAGCTCATCCGCCCGCCAGCACTGTATTTTAGGTAAACTGACCTGAAGGACGGAAACCCATGTTTCTTGCAAAGCGCCTCAAGTGTTTGCTGTGTGAGTTGCATCACATCGCGCACTTCCTCGGCTGAGGCTTGCCACCGACACATGCGGATTACTTGCTGGAATTCCTGATCATCCAGCGCGGCTATCTGGTCTCTGCCGGGTTTGATCTTTTCCTCGCCATTGAGCTTGGTGCCAAAGTCGGCGTCGCCCATTGGTGCTGTGACCTTGCGCTGACGTGGCGCGTTCTTGATCATCTTGACCATCCGGTCTGTCCTTTCGCTGTCCAGCGCTGCGGGTCGAGGCACAAAAGGGAGGAAAGGCCCCGACCCGCCTTGAGCCAATCACGCACTGAGGATTGCAACTGGCTTGGCGGGGACATTACCGATGACACCTTGCCATGACAACAGCGGGTGCGTTCCTACATATCGGGGGGGACACGGGGGACATGCGGGGGACATGCGGGGGGACATGGGGGGGATACTTCTGTCATCGCCACCCTGTCAGGGCCGTGTCAGGGGGTTTTAGCCGGCTGTCAGGGTTGTCAGCGTCATAAAAATAAGGGTTTTCTCGTGTCAGGGGTGTTTTTGGGGTCATTTCTGTCACGAACAACATTCAATGATTTCAGTGGGTTATACGATTTATTCTCATAATCTATTGAAAGCAGCAAAAACCTGCATATATCAGTATTGAGGCACACAGAAGAGCCTCACGGGACGGACCCCCCAAGCATAAGGGCCAACTGATCTCTAGGACGGGGTTGGGGTGGGCGCATAGAATGTAAGCCGCACATCCCACTAACGCAGGACCGCATCGCACTTGGACGACGCTGCACCACCGGACTGGTTTGAGACAGACACTCGTATGACCCTGAAGCGGGGTCACTGATGAGCGCCCATCGCAGGGCCGAAACGAAAGGGGACTTGTTATGTGTAATCTGAACAGTGCTACCGAGTTTAAGCTCGAAGTCGAGCGTCTGGTTGCTAGTGACAAGGCCGCAACCGAATTTAACCGTCTGCTGACCATGTTTAAGCGCGGTGACGCCGACGAAGTTGAGGTTCGTGCCGCTAAGGCTGAAATGGACCGTCTTGCCGCTTAATGGCCGGGGGCTTCGGCCCCCAGAAAGGGACTAAATGACCTACCTTACAGAAACCCAAATTGATGACATGGCTCACGCCGCATATGAGACCTTTATGGTCAGCGGCGAGCGCCGTGACATGCCGCGAGTTGCTGCGGAATATGCCGCCGATGAATTCGGCGTGACGCCCCGCAAAAGCGCGGTTCTGTTGGCCGTTAAGCGGGCCAACCTCATGTATGAAGCCGCGCGACTGCGCTAAAATCGAAACGTCCCTTCGGGGGCGTCACCGGGTCAAACCCGGTCTGATGAGATTTGAAAAAAGGGGAACCAAATGCAACTTTCTATTCACAATGTAACCGAAATCACAATGTCGCCGCCCCGCACTTTGAGCGGTGGCACGATCTCGCAAGTCATCAACGTACACACTTCGCAGGGCGTGTCTGAATTCACGCTTTTCAGTGAGGCGGATTTGAACCTGAGCCTTCCCGTGCGGGACTGCGATGTTTCGGCAGTGTACGGAACCATGCACGGCATCACCGGCGTTGAGTTCGTCAAGAATGCCAGCGGCTCGACGCGCTGGACTGAAATCCGTGTGAGTGGCGATGATGCCACGACAATCGTTTGCTTTACCTAATCGAAAGGGGAACCACATGCTCAATGCAAAACCAAATCGTAACGGCGACACGCCAGAGACATTCAAGCGTCATGGTCGCGCGGTTCACGCCGCTGCGAACGCTCTGACTGAGGCTCTCGCCACCATGCGGTCTGAGGTTATGCACGGTCGTAACTATCAGACCTCATCCAATCCTGAGGCCGCGCGTCATGTCGATATGGCCCGCGTTGACAGCTATCTGACTGCCGCTCTTGCGGTGTCCGAGCTTGGGATCGAAATCTATATGAAAGGGGACTGATATGGCCAAGATCGACATGAGAAAGTTTCGCGCCGCCGGTGAGCGGCGCGTGACTGTCGGGAACAATCGCGCTGTCAGCCGGGTTGAGGGTAGGCTAGATTGCTTCCTTCACGGCCACCGGATTGTGCAGGTCGAGGGTGACAACGTCACCCTTGATACCTGTGGCTACCCGACGCCGACGACACGCCAAGCGATGGCTGACTTCCTTGAGGCCGAAACTGGCCTTGTCTGGTCTGTCAGCCTCGCCAAAGGCACCGCGATTGCACTCGGGCGCACCTTTCCAGCGCCCGGTCAATTCAACATGAAAGGGGAACAAGCATGAACGCTCCACATTTCAAACTGACGAACGAAACTCGCAGCGAGTTGCGCTCGTCCATCGTCAAGCATCCGCGTTGGAAAGCTTGGCGTATCGCGAACGATACCAACAGCGCAAAGCTGACGGTCTCGGATATGTTCAACTTGGCCGAGGAATGGTCGATCAAGATTGATCACCTTGACCCGGTTAACAAAGCGAAACCAGCTAAGGCCGACATTGCTGATCTTGAAGCTGATCTTGAAGCTGCGCTGGAAGCTGCGTGGGATGATGAGGCCGAAGTCGAGGCTCCGGTCGAGGCTCCGGTCGAGGCTCCGGTCGAGGCTCCGGTTAAAGCCCTCAGCGGTGATGCCGCGAGCAAGCTTGAAATGCTTGAGGCGCTCCTGTCGCCAAAGCTTGATCAGGCCGCGCTTGAGGCCGCTGTCATCAAGGCGACCGCAACACTGCGCGACCGCCTGACCGCGCTTGAGGGTCAGGAACCGGCTTTGCTGGTGGTCGATCAGAACCGTGCTGAGATTGGCAAGGTCGAGGGGATGCGCCACAAGCGCTTCGATACCCTTGTCCAGATTGCCGTGTCACGCGGTCCTGACGGGACGCCCCTGAATGTCTGGATTTCTGGACCCTCAGGTAGCGGCAAGACCTACGCCGCCAAGCAGCTTGCCAAGGTTCTCGGTCTCGAATTCGACTTTCACGGTGCCATGCTTATGGCGCACGAATTGATCGGATTTGTTGACGCGAACGGTCGCTATCACGAGACGCCATTTGTTCGCCTGTATCGCAGCGGCGGTGTGATCCTCTTGGATGAGGTTGACGCCGGTAGTGATGAGGCGCGGCTGGCCCTCAACGCAGCGCTGGCCAATGGCATGATGAGCTTGCCGAATGGTGAGTTGATCACGCGGCATGCGGATTTCATCTGTCTTGCCGCTGGCAACACTTGGGGGTCAGGTCCGACCGCTGAATACGTTGGTCGCAGTCGTATTGACGCGGCATTCCTTGACCGGTTTGGCGCTCGCATCGACTGGCCTTACGACGAGGTTCTGGAACGCAAGATTTGCGGCAACGCAGATTGGGCAAAGCGCGTACAGAACGCTCGGGCAAACGCCGAGAAAAACGGTCTGAAAGTCATGATCACCCCGCGAGCCTCTGAGGCTGGCGCGGCGCTGATTGCTGGCGGGATGAGCGCTGACGCGGCGGCACGGCTGACATATCTGGCGAACGTCTCGCCCGAGCAAGCCTTGATGCTCGACGCATAAGGGCGGGGATGGCCCTGCCATAACAGAAAGGGGAAACAAAATGGCTAAGATTTTCAAACACAAATACGGTGGCAAGGCGTTTCTCTTTGAGAGCGCTGATGAGATGCGCGGGTATCTCGTGGAACACAACAAGCCGCTTGCCGACTACGCCAATGGTCATCCAGATGGTGCTTGGGCTGGCGGCAGTGTCAGGCAAGCCTTCAACGGCATGACGCACGGCGACAGGTCGCTTGTCAGTAAGAGCGAGGTAATCATGCGCGGCTTTGATGACATGATGGGCGAGGTCGAGCGGACCATATCCGTTCCGGCGATTGCCGGTGGTGCGCCGAATGTCCCGGCCATGCTGGCGGGTTCGCCAATGTCCATGCGGCGGCGTCAGCCTGTCAGGGTTCAGGCTCCGTCCGTAACCTTCGTTGCCAGTCACTGGCACCGGGTTGATGTGCCGAAAGAGCATATTCTCAGGCGCGGCGTCACGGTGCTGGCTGTTGTCAGAGCGCTGTCAGCGGTCATGCCGATCACGCTATGGTCGGCGGTGGGCCTCGGGAGCGGCGGCACGAACACCGTTGTCGGGTTCAAGGTTGAGACCGATCCGATTGATCTGGTTCGCGCGGCTTGGGCCGTTTCATCGCCTCAGGTTCTGCGCACCGGGTTCCACGGTGTCACGGGGATTGTTCACGGCAAGGCAACGAAGGGCGGATATAAGGTTTCCGAAATCGAAAAGAACCCCGCCGAGGCTTGGTCAAATATCTTGGGCAGCGAGGCGGAAAACACAATCGTCCTTGAGGGGATAAGCGGGAAAAACTCGATCTGGTCCTCTGACAAAACCGCTGCGAAATGGTCATCGGACATGATCGCCAGATTTCAAAAGTAGGGGGCTTTGACCCCCGGAAAGGGAAAACAATGAACACCATAAATCATCTACGCCGGTTCCTCAGGTATGATCCTGAGACCGGCGAATTCCGGTGGTTGCCAAGGGTCCGCAAGGACTTCAAAACAAAACGCGCGTTCTCAAGTTGGAATTCACGCTTTGCTGGCAAGACTGCCGGGACCGTTCGCGCGGGGAAATACCCCTGCCTCTTTATTCGGATTGGTGGCGTGACCTACCTTGCTGACAAGATCGCTTGGGGGTTCTCAACTGGTGAGTGGCCAGACCATCCAATTCGACACATCAACGGGGACCGCTCTGACAACCGCCTGTCAAACCTGACAGGGGAACACGTCAGCCAAAAACTTCTGCGAGGCGCTGTCAGCCGGGGGAATTCTTCTGGCCATGTAGGTATCGCAATGCAGGAACACGGCTCATATCGGGTTCAGGTTCGGGGAAAGCATGTTGGGAATTTCCGCGAGCTTGACCGGGCCATACAGGCCCGTGAGGATGCAGTGAATGAATATCTGAAAGAGAGGGAACAGAATGGATGAGCTTCAAACTTTCGAAACGACAATGGAAAAGGACGTTGTGATCTACGTCTCCATTGCCTCAGGCACAAAGGCCGCAACCGCAATAGCAGGGTCATCAGACGAATTGTTTGACCCCGGCAATGACGTGGAAAAAACCGTCGAGGCGGTCAAGATCATAACGGGCAAGAGCCTTCGCCAAGCGGTCGAGTTTAACGTGCCTATCGCTGACATTGATCAGGTCTGGGTTGGCCTCAAGGTCGCCCGGCAGGGTCAGTGCCTGTCTGTGGGCGAGGACACAATCACCCGGCTTGACGGACGCGCTGTCCGCTTCGACTTCGTTGGCATGATGAGCAGCGAAGGGTTCAAGACCTGCGACCCGGCAATGATGCCAGTGATCGCAGAAATTCAAAACAAAAACTGAAAGGGAAACGACATGGAAAATGAATTCAGAGCGATGATCTGCACCTTCACTGAGGATCGGCAAGCGGTCTACAGCGTCGGGGCTGAGGCTGTGGATGGTGCGCCAGACTACGCATTCATTCACCACCTTGCCAGCGAGGCGGCTGAAAAGGTGCCGGGTATCTTTGGCGCAATCTTGGCGGCTGAGGGGACGGACCCTGAGGCGCTTGCCGATTGCGCTAATGCCCTTCTTGAAGGGGGGCTGTCAAAGGACACTGTGATCGAGGCTCTCACGGGGGATGACCGGGCCGTTGATGTTATTGGCCTTGCCGCATACTCGAGCGACGAAACCCCAAGCATCTTGACGGTGGCGATTGACGGTGAGGTCACATCACTGCCCTTGTAATACGAGTGAAACCCAGAGGGGCCGCGCTGTTAATTCAGCGTGGCCCCTTTTTCGTTAGCTCTCTTTTGCGCCGGTCCAGAGCTTTCAGTTCATTCTTGCCAAAGGGCTTTGCGACCGATGAATACTTGAGCATCACAAGCTCGACGCCCTCAAGCTCTCCCAGATCATCACAGGCATAGATCACGTCAATCATGGTCGGCTCTGATGCGGGTAGGCCGGGATAGAGGGCCATCATGGCCTGACGGTGGCTAAGGCGGCTCCACGGGGCTGAAATCGACCGCTCCGCCCGATTTGAAGTCAGTATATGGGATCATGATGACCGGCTCCACGTCCATAGCGTCGTTTCGGTCGGTCCTGCCCCCAACTTCTATCCGGTAGCTTTCCCCGAGCGGTAGATCGGTCAGCTTGTGCCAGTACCAAAAACATTCGTTCGAGTGTCTGTCTGTCAGCGTTGTCACAATGATTGATGGAAGTCCCGTTTCTCGTGTCAGCGTTTTCAGCGCGACCGCCTTTGACATGGAAAGCATCAGTGTCGGGTACTGGTCGAGTTTTGTCGTCCGAGCCTTGATCTCAATCAGGGATCGGGCGCGACCATCTTTCAGGGCGATGAAATCCGCCGCTGCGAGCTTGGGTAGCTTGATCAGCTTGAGAGGCCAGACGTGCGCGACCGCCTCAGCGACAAGAGCTTCCCTTTGCAAGCTGGTGGCGTTCTCATAAATCCTCATTTTGAGTATCCCTTGTGAATATCAGCGAAGTCCTGACCGATGTTTTTGGGGATCATAACGCTGCACGACAAATCCCGGTGGGTCACTGACAAGCGGTGCGCCAAGTGATAGGCCGCAGCTTGTCCGCCATAGAGAGGATCATTGTCACCAAAGATCACCAGTTCCTTGACGCCCTCAGGCAAAACCCATTCCCTCAAAAGCTGCGACGAAATTGCTGACCAGACGGGGAAGCCGTGCATCGCGCAAGCGGCCATCGCTGTCTCGACCCCCTCAGATATTCCCATGACCTCGCTGACCTCGCCTAAGCGCACGGCTGAACCCTTTGGGATGGTTCCCGGCATAAGCTTCCTTTGGGGGTCAACGTCAGCCTTTTTCCCGTCCGGTGTCAGGAAGGTCCGCTGGATATTCACCCCGCGTCCGTCCGCGTCCTGCATCACGGCAAACATGGCTGGCATGGAAAGGCCCGGCGCGTAGAATGCAGATGGATGGTATCGTATGCTGGTCGGGTATTCCTGTTCATCCAGATCGCGCGAGGTCAGGTACAGGTCAACAGGATCACCGTGGCTGACGCGCTTTGTCTCTCGGAATGCCGCGCGAACAATTTCCCGCTTTTCCTGCTCTGTCTTTTGGGCGGCGATCTTGTCCTCGCCAACAAGGCCCAGAACCTGACGTACCTCGCGAGCGGCTGGCCCAAATTCCCAACCCCTGAAATTCATAAGCAATGACCAGCCATCGCCCGATCCACACTGCGCACAATAGTAAGTCCCGCGACCATCCTTGTTGTCGTATCGGTATCGGTCCTTGCCGCCACAGAATGGACATGGCCCGTGCTTGTTTTTCAGGAATTCATCTGGAACACCCAAAGACTGCAAAATCCCGGTCCACTTTCCGGTGGCTTGTTCCCGCACGTCTGGAAATCTGCTCTTCTGATACATTCGTTTCCCCTTTTCTTTTTTGCCACACCGGAGCGTAGGTATCACAACGTATATTCACAAACTCTCATTTGCCAGCTATTGGTTATCACAGGCCGATGAGAAAACTCATCAGGGCGGCAGCGCCTTGGCCACCTCAGGACACGTCAGGGACTACCGCTGTCGCCCATTCTCACCCCCCTCACAAAATGACCCCAGACTGCGCCTGACTGGTTTGCGGTATGGGTGGGTCAAAAAAAGCTCCAAACGCTCCCCAAGGCGCTTAAAACGAGCGAGAGGGGCTATTTGAGGGCATAAATGGCCTGACATAACCAGTTTATCCCGCCTTAGCCTGTTTTTTCTCAGCTTCCTTTTGTTTCGCGTATGCAATCTGAGTGTGTTTGATCCAGCCGCGAACAATCCGCGTGTCGGCACTTTTGCGTGCCGGTATCTTGTCCAGACCGCGAGGCCATACGCCAAACTTGTCCCGATACTTGTTTGACGCCCAACCGTCCTTGTAGCCTTTCGACCGGGAATAGGTCAGCAGCTCAGAATACCAAAATTGCTTTTCCTCGTGCGTCGCCACTGGTTTCTCGGCCTTGCCCTTGCCGACCTCAATCAAATCACTGTCAATCACCTCACGCTGGATGACCGGCGGCTGACCCTTGTATCCGCAGCATGGGCAATCGTACTCCCCGACTGCGATCAGGTAGCTGCACTCAGGGCATTCCGTTGGCAGCTTAGGCTCTTTGACAGCCTCGCCCTTTTCGCGTTCCTCAAGTCGCGGCGCTCGCAATTCCTCGTGGTGAATGTTTTCAGGCAAGCCAAGTCTGAGGGCGGTGCCTGAGTGATCGAACACAAGGCAATCCTCTTTCCCCTCATGCAACCGCAATCCGCGACCGACCATCTGGATGTAGAGCATTTCAGACCGGGTAGGCCGAGCCAAAACCACGCAGCTAACGCTTGGCAGATCGACCCCGGCTGTCATGGTCCCGATGTTGACGATGACCTCAAGCTCGCCCCGGCTGAACCGCTCAAGAATAACTGCGCGTTCAATCGTGTCAGTGTTCCCGTCGATATATGCGGACCTGACCTCGTGCTGCATGAATTCGTGGTGAACCGCTCTGGCATGTGCGCGGTCAACGCAGAAACAAAGCGTTGGGCGGCGCTCGCCATTTTCGATCCAATTCGAAACGATGCCGCTGACAAGATCGCCCTTTTGCATGGCCTCAGCCAATTGATCCAGCTTGAAGTCACCAGCGACCAACTTGACGTTGCCAAGGTCAGGGTGTTGAGGCGCAAAGAAACGCGATGGGGAAAGATACCCCTGTTCTGTTAGCTCCCTGATGGTCGAGCCGATGATCAGGTGGTCCCATTGCTCGGCCATTCCGTAGCGCCAAGGCGTCGCTGACAGGCCAATGAAAATCGTGTCAGGCTCTTCGCCCATCCAATCATCAATGGCCTTTGACGCGATATGGCAATTTCCTACAATCACCGGTTTGCCGTTCCTGCGAACGACGATATTGCCCTTTGGCACAGTTACGCAGTGCAGGTCTCCAGTGTAATAATCCTCAGTTTCAATCCTGACTTGTTGCGTGCCTATGTAATCCCTGTCGGTAAGAATACCCACCCTGAACACGTCATTGAATTTGGGGGATCGCTTATCAGTTACCCGCCTGACAGTCGCTTTGTATCCGGCCAGCACACAGACCGCAGAGTAGAAATCAGCCGCATCCTTGCTTGTCGTATTCAAGCCAAGGCTGTGAGGCCCGCTGGCATTGATATGACCATCCCATTTGACCATTTCCGCAATGATTGCCTTGGCCTTTGTGGCTGACAGGCTGGCAAGATTGAAGTGATGGGAAATCTGCTTTGATGGAGCGCTGCCAATATAAACCATAAAGCGCCGCCTTGCCTTCACCACACCCTCTTTCTGCTTTCCAGAAACCTCGCTCCACCGGAGACCAGTCTCTTCGATCAGGCGAAGGAATTCATCAATTTTGCGCTGCTTTGAAAAGCTGAACGAAAGGGTCGAGCTACCGTCATTGTTTTCCCGATGCAGTGAGCCATCAGCTTGATACGCAATCATGAAGCGCTCCCAAGATGACATGGGGAATTCCGGCCCGGTCCCTCTCCCAGCAACCGGCAGTCGCCAATAGCTGTTCGGCCTGAAATTCTCGACCGCCACCTTTGATCTGACGCCCGTTTTGCTGTGCTGCTTGATGATTTCATGACCGCCGGTGACAATCAAATCAACGCCCTGATCTGACCGTACAGAATAGACCACGCCTGTGGCCTTACGCTTTACGCGCCTTGAGGCTTTGGCAAAGCTTATCCCAGAGGTCTCAATGTCGTATTGCGCGAAAAGCTCATCGCCGCTTGTCTCATCAAAGCGCACAAACCCATTGGAAGTCAGGACTTCGGTGTCGCCACTAAAGCATTCATCGACGACCGCGAGCTTTGTGTGAGCTAGTCCAGCGTCAGCCCGATCCCGGCGCACAAGGGTCTGGACGCTCGCAACCTGAACCGGCTTTTCAGGGTCGGTCAGGGCGTGATCCGCTTGGATAACCCCCGCATCAATTTCCTCGTTTGAAAAGCTCTCAACGGTCTGTCCGATGAGACTGATCAGCGGCACGGTAAAGGCAACGCGGTTTTCCTTGGCCCGCGCCCCGGCGATGATCTTTGATGCGATAAAGGTTTTCCCGGCCCCGGTTGGAAGTTGCAGGACGACGCGCTTTTTCCCGGCCCTCAGTGCGCGTCTCAACTGATCAATGGACCGATCTTGATACGGGCGAGCAACCTTCATTTGCGCTTCCCTTCAAGGTATTTCTTGACCGCGCGAGCGCCTGAAAACTTGCGCTCATGTTGCGGGGTGCCGCTGACGTTTTTCAGTGGTCGCCTCAGTATCTCAGCGACCTCAGCGGCGTAATCCTTCCCCGGTATCCCCCGGTTTGAGATTGGCTTGCGTGCATCTGTCTTTTTCATTTGGTTCCCCTTTTTTGCCTCAGCTAAGGTAAACAGTTGACGCTGGTTTTCAAGGTCTATTGAATTCCTAGCCAACGGGGTTATGTTGACTGCGATGGTTGTGCAGTTAGCGTTCCCGTTATCGCTGATGAGTTTTTGGTTAGTTTCCCCTTTCCTCGCTCGCAACCTAAGAACGGCCCCGCTCCCTCACTGGCGGGGCCGTTTCAACTTTCCCTGACAGTATAGCTCATTGCCTCAAGAACGGCCTTCCTGACAGGCCAGTCGCGGCTTGCGTATCCCTTGGCGTCATCCAAGATCAGCTTGCCGTTTTCGATGTATGAGAAATCAATCGTGCAGCGCATTGGACGCCCCGTCTTTGTCAGCAGCGCCCCGTCACGGCCCTCCAAGAATATGACAACCTGCCGCTGCAAATCGCTAATTTCACCGGCCCGGCAGAGCATGGTCAATTCGAACCAGCGCTTGGCCTCTCTCTTGCTGTCGAAAGACAGTCCCGCAACAACTACCTTTTTGTTTCCGTATTTCTGCCGGGGTTCCCGCTGGCTTGTCTTGTAAGGCTTCTTGGCTTTCATCAGTCTATCCTTGAACAACTATTTTTTTGTTTGGGGATTTCTCGCCCGGTGCTTTCCGCACTTGAATATATGGTTATCGCTGTTATGTTCCAATTGGTAAACGATCAAAAGGGGAAATCGTGATGAACGAACACTTCGACATGTTGCTAGAGGACTTTTCAGTATCACAACCGGGCGGCGCTTGGGCTGTTCTGGACGGGGTTACATGCCGGTATTCTGTGTCGGTTGAGAGGGTGTCCGATCCCATGTTCAATTCCGGCGCTTGGTATGATGAGGCAACCTGTCGCGTCGTTGGGATGCAGATCGGCGGATTGGAGCTAGACCGAGGCGAAGTCCTAGCAATACTAGGCGGCAGCGCGATGCGCCTTGACCAATTGGATGACGCCGCGTTCCAAGATTATCACTCGAAAAGGGAAACTGTGTGATGGAAATTTATGATCTGAAAAAAGACGAAAAGATAACCGAGCCGGGGTTCTATCGTATGTCGCTGGACCGGCACCACCACCAGCCTTGCGATGGCCCGAGCGTGACAAGCGGCGTCCTGCGCAAAATGGAGCTAAGAACCCCCGCCGATGTTTGGGCTTTCCATGACTGGAATGATGACCGATGGGAACAAAAGGAAACCGATGCGCTCAAGCTTGGCCGGGCAATGGCCTCGTTTATCGAGGGCGGTCCTGACATGCTGGCAATCGAATTTGCGGTTCTGCCTGAGGTCTCAGTTCGCCGCCCAACCGCCGCGCAGATCGACGCTTATGATGCCGGGGAAGCCACGGCGGCTGGCAAAAAGTCTGTCGAGTTCTGGCGTGAGCTTGAGGGTATGCAGACGCTGACAGCCGCTCAGTACAAGACCATCGAAAACATGGGTAGCGTTGTTCGCCAAGACCCGGCGGCGATGGCGGTCCTTGGTGGCGAGCCTGAAATCACTATGGCCTACAAGGACGATGAGACCGGGCTTTGGGTTCTGGCACGTCCTGACAACACGTCATTTGACGGGGTTCTTGCCGACTACAAAAAGATCAACACTCAGGGCCGAGCCTTTGACCACGGCGTATGCGACGCGCGAACAACGCAGCACGGCTATGACATGCAAATGGGTCTGGCGGGCCATGCCTTCAAAACGCTGACAGGGAACGAACCGTCAGCCGTTGGTCTCGTGTTCCAATGGGATGAGCCGCCGCACCACGTCATCTTGCGGGAAATATCAGACAGTGATCTGAAAATCGGACAATGGCGGAACCAGCGTGCATTGCGGCGTATCCGGTCTGCCCTTGACAGCGGCTATTGGGCCGGGCCGGGCGATGACACAGGCGTCTACAAGCGCCCAGACTGGCAGCGCGACCAGATTTTCAAGCAAATGGCCGAGGACGGTTTGGGTCAGGACGAGATAAATGCAGTCATCGCTTGAATTCTCGTAAATCAAGGATTAGCTTGAAATGAGTAAGAAAAACGAAAGCTTACACCCCCCGGCAAAACGAGTTGCCGGGGTCGATCATCACTCTGCCAGACTGACTGAGGCGAAGGTCAGGCAAATCCGTCGAGACTACGAGCGCTCAAAGACCCGCTACCGTGAGAATTCCATACGAGGCTTAGCCTTCAAATACGGCGTTTCACCGGTAGCCATCTGGAAGGTGGTCAACCGCAAATCTTGGCGTCATGTAAAATAAGGGGAACCACTATGACTGACAAAACTGACAAAATCGACAACGCCGCCGAAGCCCGCGCGATACGTCGCGCTGAGTTGGAGCAAGCAGAATTCACCGGCGGGGACAATGGGTCTCTCATGCAGCCGGCCAATGGGCGCGAGCTTCTGGACATGGCAAACCTGCTGGCCACGTCTGGCACCATGATCAAGGATTTCTATCGGAATTCGCCGGGCGATTGCGCGGCTCTTATCATGATCTGCCAGCCATACGGGTTCAATCCGTATCTGGTAAGCTGGAAAACCTACAAGGCCAGCAAAGGGCAGGACGCCCCGGTCAGCTTTGAGGCTCAGCTAATCATGGCAATGGTCAACATGTCATCGCCAACTCTTGGCAAGCTCCGGTATGAATTCTCGGGCGAGGGTCAGTCACGGTCCTGCACCGTTATCGGTGTTGAGCGCGAGACCAAAAGCGAGCTTAAATATGTCTCGCCGCCGCTGTCTGCCATTCCGGTGAAAAACTCGCCGCTCTGGAAGTCCGACCCTGACCAGCAACTGGTTTACTTTTCGTCGCGTGCTTGGTGCCGCAGGCACTTCCCCGAGCTTCTGCTTGGTATCTACGCCAAGGATGAGCTTGAGGCCGCGCCTATTCGGGACATTACGCCATCCAAAGGCGGGTTTGCCGACCGGGCCGAGCAAGCCAAGCTTCCAGCAAACGACGAAATCCCGCTGGATATTCCAGAAGAGATTGACGCGGAAAAGGTCGAAGTGATGACCGCCGCTGAATTGCTGGCCCGCCAAGAGGCTGGCAAGAAATGACCTATGTAACGGCCAATGGCCGGGGGCTGTCCAGAACAAGAAAGATGATGATGAAAAAGCTGCTCATCTATGGACGCCCCGTGCCTCTGAAAATGATCGCCAACATTACGGACGAAAATGGATCATACCTGAGGCCCCCACACCGCAACGCGAACCGGGCTGTCCTCAGGGCAGAGGCTGACGGGATCATCGCGATTGATCGCTCTGTGTTTTGTCGGCTCTATTCGCTGACGCCATTGGGGCTTGCGCTTGTGCGTAGCTGGCCAGCGATATGAAGGTCCGCTCAAAAAAGATCACTGACGGGGTTCGCGGCATGTCCTGCGAGCTTCGGGTGGCCAGCCTCTTCGGGATGACCTGCGCCTCAGATGAAACCGTTGTCGCGGCACACTTGCCCGGCTGTGGTTCTGGCATGGGGACCAAGGCGTCCGATCTGCACATTGTCGCGGCTTGTCATACTTGTCATGGAATTCTTGACAGGGTGGCAATCGCTGACATGGGGCTGACAGGGCCAGACAGTATGCCGGGCCGGGCTGATGCCTTTTGGCGAAGGGTCATAACAGGGTCAGCCGCAACTATAGACGCCCTTGTCGGGAAGGGCTTGATCACAGTTCCCGGCGCTAAAATCAGAAAGGGAAACAGATGAGTAAAGACATTGAAGAAATGCTGAACGAAATGATTAAAGAGGAAATGCTTGGGGGTGTCGCATCACGCTCAGATGAGCTTCAGGTTAATCAATCACTGACCGAGACCCTTGCCGATGAAATCAGGGAGGTACACAAGTCCCGCGTCAAGTTTATGCCGGGCGATATGGTCGAGCATGTCATGCCTGAGGCTGGGTATTCGCGGGGCGCTGCCAAGGTGGTATTCGTTCGATACTTGGATGCTCCATCCTTCGAGTATGAAAGCACCGAAAACATCAGCTCCATCAGCGGCGCAATCCATTATGACGCCCAAGCCATGAGGGTTATCAAGAACGGCGAAAGCTACATCATCGCGCCCTGCCTCATTGACAGCGCACTGTACCGCAAAGTCACGTCATGAGGGGCGAGCGATGATCGGAATGACGCTTTGCAGCGGGATTGGTGCGCCGGAAGTGGCCGCACCTTGGATGGATTGGCGCATGGCCGCTGAGATCGAGCCTTTCCCCCGCGCGGTACTGCAAGCACGGCATGGATACAAACTGCCAGAGGACCACAATCAAGGCGATCCATTGCTCTGGGGTGACATGACCGAAGTGAAGCCGGAGCTATTGCGGCAGCGCGGGGTTCCACTGCCTGACATTCTCGTTGCGGGAACGCCGTGCCAAGACTTTTCGATTGCGGGCCTTCGAGCCGGGACCGCTGGCGACCGTGGAAATCTCACCCTGAAATTTGTGGAAATATGTCATGAAATTGCCGATGCTAGACCTGATGGAAAACTCGCGGTCCTGTGGGAAAACGTGCCCGGCGTTCTGTCAGACAGGGGAAACGCATTTGGGAATTTCTTGGGAGGAATTGTCGGCGCAGTGGACGCCATACCACAACCTGCCGGGGGAAGCTGGCCAACTGAAGGTATGGTTGAGGGGCCAAGGGCACGGCTCGCATGGTGCATTCTTGACGCCCGCTGGTTCGGAGTGGCGCAGCGGCGGCGGCGCGTGTTCGTTCTCGTCGATTTTGGAAACTGTCTCGATCCAGCAGCGGTATTACTTGAGCCAGACCGCTTGCGCGGGGATCATCCGCCGCGCCAACAAGCGGGGCAAGGTTCTGCCAGAGGCGTTGAGTTCGGCCCTTCGGGCGGTGGCTTCACAGATGTAGCGCCGACGCTTGACGCGCGGTGCAATGACGGGCCAATCCGCAATCAGATCGGGGCGGCAGTATTCACGGAACGGCAAGGCTTCGATGCTGGCTCGCAGCCTTGGGCGATGCGCCGATTGACGCCCACCGAATGTGAGCGGTTGCAGGGCTTCCCTGACGATTTTACGGCGATCACTCACCGCAACAAACCCGCCGCCGATGGCCCGCGATACAAAGCCATTGGCAATTCGATGGCGGTGCCTTGCATCGCGTGGATCATGGACCGGATGCGGATAAGCATGGAGGAACCCAAGTGAAAAACTATAATTGCACCAAAGAGGTTCGCCGCGCCTTTGGCCGAGACTTGCGAAAGGCTCGCCGCCGCGCCGACCTCACTCAAGCCGATCTTGCTAAAATGACCGGCGTGTCAGGGCAGACGCTCTCGACATATGAACGAGGCAAGAGCAGTGCCAGTATCGACTTCATTTTCAGGGCGTGTCTTGCCATGAGCCTGAGTGTCGATGAATTTCTCGAAATGACGCTCCACAAGCTGGCAGAGCGTCAAGCTTTGAAAAACAGAAAGGGATAACTATGGAAGCTCTATTTGGATTTGTGATCCTGTTTGGGATCATCTGGGTTTGCGCTAAAAGCGCGATGTTTATCGTGCGTCGCCTGTATGACGCCGCCGATGATCTGGAAGAAAGCGAGAAGCGGCGCAGCAAGGCGCGGAAAGAGCGTCGTGGGATAGACCTGCGATGACCAAATACGACAACGTGAGGGTTCGTCGTATCCCCCTTGCCAGATCAGAGTTGCGTCGCATTGCGGCCAACATTGATGAAACCGCATTTCCCGGCGTCAGGGAAGAAATTGAAGCTGTCGTTGACGGGTTGATGACACGCAAAGCAACGCAGAAACGAAAGGCACTGCCGCGTCAGAACCGGATAACTGAGGACATGGTTCGGGACGTGCTGGAACACCTGAAAAAATATCCCGCCATGAGCAACCGCGCCATTGGCAGGATATACGGAATTGACGGTGGCCGCGTATCGGAAATTGTTCAGGGTCTCAGAACCGTGGACGATCCGACTATGCGCCGCTTTCGATGACAAGGCCCGGCGGCGGGGACCAGCCGTGTAAACTCATTTTGGAGGTTTAGGCTCAATACCCGACCCAACTCAACTTCCCCGCCGAGAATTCCTTGGCGGGGCTTCTTTAAGGGGAAAACCATGATTGACGACAAAACTCTGCGCGAAAGTCAGAGAGACAGCATTATTTCCGCCCGCAGAGCGCCAGAGCGCCCGCCTGAGGCGGTTTCCGAGGTTTTAGCGGGCCTTCCCTTCCATCTGGCCCTAGAGGACGTGCTGGCGCATATTTCAGCCCGGCCCGATATTGACCCCGATCAACTCGAGACATTCGGAAACGCTTGCAACCGGCTGGCATGGATGGAAGCGAGGGGGCGGTCATGAACGAAGATCACGAGGCGCTGTTAAAGCATATCCGTCACGCAATGGTCATGGGCGAGGGTGTCAGCATCAATCCCGAAGGTGTCAAACTGTTCATTGAAATAATCAAGCAATCCAAGGCGCACCGGGATAAGGGGAAAGAGGCTCTCGAGCTTGCCATTGAAATGCACAAAGAACAGTCGCGACGGGCACGCTTGCTGATAGGCATTCAGATCGCCGCCGTTCTTGGCATGATCCTTTTCATCTTGGGGGTTTCCCCATGACTGAGGTCATCGACAGGTACAAGGCCGCGTATCTTGCGCTGTATGGCAAGGTCGCTCGCGTGTCTGTCAGGGGCGCTTGGATTGTTGTTGGCACCGGCTCATTCACAAGAAGCGTCCGGTTGGCCGAGCTTCGGATAATGACGCGCAACATCGAAAGCCAGATCAAGCGCGGTCAATCCTCTTGACGCAGCAACTCTAAAACTTGATCAATTTTTGACCCTTGGGCGCTTTGCTCAATTCGCAATCGCTCAAGGTCCAATCCAATCTCACCCTGCCTCTTGATCAGGGAGCGCTGAATGTCCTCAATATCGTCCTCGTTTTCTTCAATGTCCCGAGCGTTCTCAACAGTCTCAGCGGCAATCGCGCCAAGCTGAAACTGACCCACCGACGCTGCCGCGATGATCGCAACCGCCGCCGCGCCAATCGGCAGAAATTTCAAAACCTGATCCATCAAGGCACCAGATGATCAAACTTGGGGCAAGCCAAGACAAAGGTGCCATACCCGTCTTGGATTTCTTTCTTGGTCTGATCTGTGTCAAGGCGCGAGCGGCTTGGAAGTGATCCGCCCCACTGGCGACATAGCTCAGTTTCAGTCGCGCCACCCTGCATCGTCGTGGGCTTCACGCACCCGGTCAGGAAGATCGCGCTCAACGCGATCACGAATATCATCTGCATTTTCTTGGTCCCTTTCATTGGCCCGGCGACGCTCTTTGTCACGGCCCTTTTTCTCCTTTACGGCCCCATACCCGAGGAACCCCGCAATGGTGACAAGCGCCGTCAACAGGTAGGGCAAGATCGGCGTGAGTAATTCCAGCATCAGGTTGCCCTGCCGGGTTTCTTGGAAACCTTGTACCAGACCTCGGTCCCCACTCCGATGATAAGCCCTGTCAGCGCTGTCAGGGTTGCCGGTTCAAGGAATAGCTCACCGGCCTGTTCGGACATTATGCCCTTGGTCATCAGAAACATCGCCAGATAGCGCAGGATGATCCGAATTATTGGTGCGTATTCAGTCATTGTTAAGCCTCGTTGTTAAGCCTCGTTTGTTGTCAGGGGAACGCCGCTCTTTGACAGATAAATCGGACCACCTGTCAGGCGGTGTCCTAATGGCTGGCGAGCGGCTAGGAACCTGTCCTTGGAAACCCGAGCGACTGTCACCGCATTGGATTGGTTCCCGCCAAGAATATGAAAGGCGGTGTCGTCCTCGCCCCAATAGAACCCCACATGACCTTTCCAGCCGCTGCGTGATCCTCGCCAGAAAACCATGATCGCCCCCATCTGAGGCGTGCATTCAAGGCCGTAGTGAGACCAGTTCCTAGCGCCCAGCGGGTTGTCGGGCAGCTTCGTTGTCGCGCTCCATTTGAGCAAGCACGTCGCCACAAAGGAACCGCACCACGCAACCTCTCGTGGATCATATGGGAACACCGCCCGATCCATCCATCCGCGCAACCGTGCGTAGTCCCTGACCTCGTGCAGCCCCTTGACGCGGATAGCCTCAGCCATCCAAGGGATTTCGCTCTTTGGTGCGCTGTCCATCAGAGCCGCGAGCGTCAGGGGTCCGATGTATGGCCGGGGCAGAAACCCGATAGAGCGCTTGAACGCGACAACCGCCGCGTCAGTTCTTGGACCTCTTACGCCGTCAATCGGGCCGGGGT